GACAAGACGGCGAAGGGCCGCCTCGGCCGAGCGTAGAATCGGTAGCATCCCGAAGCGTGTCGACGCCGCCAATCGATCCTCGATCGGCCGGTCGTCGCGCGCAATCCTGAAGACCCTTACCGAGACGGAGAAGGCTGGCGCGAAGCTCTTCGGAGGCCGTTCCGTTATGGCTGGTGTAGCCAAGCGGTTCGGCGCGATCGGCGAAGCAGCCGGCGCGATGAGTGAGGGAATGAGCGCTGCCGCGGCCGAGGGCGGTATCCTAGGCGGTGTGGTGGGCACTGTGGGCGCCGCAGTAGCAGGTACCGTCGGTGTGCTCGTTGCAGCTGGCGTCGCCGCCTTCAACGTCGCCAACGGCTGGAGCAAGACGGCCGCGACGATCGGCAGGACTGCCGAGATCATCGGCGTCGGCACGAAGGCCATGCAGGAATTCGGCGCCGCGGCCGAGCGCATGGGCGTCGACAAGGACAAGGCATTGGGCGGCCTGGGCGGGCTGTCGCAGTCGCTCAACGACGCGCGCTATGGGCGCAACACCCAGGTAATCGGCCTGCTCAACAAGCTTGGCATCCAGCTGGCGATCGGCGCCGATGGCGACGTCGACGTCGAAAAGATGCTGCCGGCGATCGCCGACGCCTTTTCGCGGCAGGGCAGTTCGGGGAAGCGCACGATGGCGCGGATCCTCGGGGTTCCCCTCGATACGATCCCCGTCTTCTCCCAAGGCGGAAAAGCCCTGTCCGGCGACATGGCTGACACGGAAAAGACCGGGGTCATCCTCACCCCTGACGATATCGCGCTCGGCAAGCGCCAGGTTAGGCGCAATACGATCGGTTCGCAGGAACTGCAGGGCAAGATCCTCACCCCGCTCAAGCGGGGCCTGACAGGCGGGATCGACGGCGCCGAGACCTGGGCGCTCAACAAGCTCGGTATCGGCGCCGACACCATTGATCGCGCCGGCGGCAAGATGGACCGCGCGGCCGACAAGATGGACCGCGCGGCGAGGAACTTCAGCACCGTCGGCGGAGGCGGAGGCGTTCGAAACGGCGTGCTCGGTATGTCCCCCAAGGACGTCGTCGACCTGAAGAAGCTTGTGCAGACAGAGTGGGACGGGAAAAACGTCAACCAGCTGAAAGGCATTGTGGACGTCGTCATGAACCGCGTCGCAACGGGGCGATGGGGGAGCACCGTCGCCGACGTCGCGAACGCTTATAACCAGTTCTCCGATATCAACGGGCCCAACGGGCGGCGCAAAGGGCGGCATTCCGTCGACGACGTACCGTTGTCCCTGGTCACGGGGAAGACGAGCGCGGCGGTGGACGCCTATCTTCGCGATCGAGCAAGCGGCCAGCCTTCAATCGTAGGCGGCGCACTCAACTACGCGAACCCGTATTACTCCGACGACAAGAACAAGCCGTGGATCAACAAATTGGACGGCCCGACTTTCGGCTCGGGCAAGTCGATCCATAAATATGGAACGGTCCCGGGCATGAAAAGCGCGGAGCCCGGCGACTTCAGCATCGGTTTGCCAGGTGGAACACCGCCGGAAGTACCGGTCAAAGTGACCGTCGAGCTCAAGAATGCTCCGCCGGGCACTCGCGCCACGGTCACCGCAGGCAAGTCTTCTAAACCGGCAGTTAGTTGGGCGCTCGCCCCGGTCCACGGGGGCTGATGACGAGGTCATTTGGGGCAGGGTGTGGGCGTGCGCAGCGAAACTGGTGTGAATCTCGTTCCGGAAAGAACATAGCGCCGAGCGGAGCAGGTCGTACCGACCCCGTCATTTGGGCCATAAACCACGAGGAGCGCGTCGCTCTCAAGCGTCGCGCGAATCTCGTAGATCATCTCCGACCCGCCCACAAAATCGGAAGGTGCCTCGATCACGATTCGCCTGTGCCGGTCAACGAACCACGAGCTGTCACAGCCAGGCCCGCATGACACGTTGGATCGATAATAGTCGCGGTTAAAGCTGGGCCTCTTGTCGGCGTTCCGAAGAATTTGCGACAGTAAATACGGCTGCTTGTGACCGTCCGCGAAGCGGAACGGGGGCATTCGCTTTTGAGCGACGGCAGTTCCGGCCGTCACACAAAAACATAGCCCGACAAGCGCCGCAGAGAGTGTCCTGATCATCTGCGCGACTCCGTCGAGCTGGACAGTTACCACAGGGTTGGGAGGCCTCAAATGCCGCTTTTCGGGGGCAATCTCCTCCCAGCGTCGTTTCGTGGCGCGCCTTTCGCGGTAACGCGCAACGACTCACAAGGCGGCCGGCGCATCGCGCTACATCAATATCCCGGGCGCGACGAACCCTGGGCCGAAGATATGGGGCGCGCGCCGCGGCGGTTCCGCTTCAGCGGCTTCATCGTCGACAACGACGTCGTCTTCGCCGGCGGTCCTATCCAGCTGCAGCGCGCGCTCCTGATATCGGCGCTCGAGGCGCAAGGCCCCGGCCTGCTGACCCATCCCACACTCGGCGTCATCAACGTCGTCGTGACCAACGCGGCGATCGGCGAGGATCTCGGCGCCGGGACCATGTCGACGCTCGACATCGAGTTCTCGGAGGCTGGTAAACGCCAATATCCGACCGCCAAGAACGCGACCTCCGGGCTGCTGACGATCGCCAACCAGGTCAAGGCCGCCTTGGTCGCCGACGGCGTCCGATTGATCGCGGAAGCGGTCAATGATGGCGCGCGACGGAAGGATCTTCAAGTCACTGCGGCGACGTTCACCACCAAGGCGATCGGGCTGGGCGCCGACGCCACGGCCCTCTATCGGGTGGCGTCGCTGCTGCCCGGCGAATATGGCCGATTCGCCAGCGGTTCGAACGCCGGCGCCTTCGGCATCTCGCAATCGCCATTCGACAGCGCAACGACGATTGGTGACCTGATCGGCCGTTCTTCAGCGTTGCGCTCCTCGATCTTGAGCGCGACGACGGCTGCCGGGGAAGCGATCGACACCTCCGACCTGGCGTACGCCCCCGATATAGGGTCGACAGCGGTCGCGCTGGTTGAAAGCCTGGCGGCCGCCTGTTCGGATCCGGCGGACGCGATGCGCCTGCTCGGTCAGCTGGTGACGTTCGTGTCACCGCGGCCAGAATCACTCACGCCGATCGGCATCGCCTATGCTGGCATGATCCGTCGTGCCGCCGCGGCCGAGATGGTCAACGCCGGCGGCCGGTACCAGCCATCGAGCGCCGACGAAGCAGCGGTCCTCATCGGGCAGCTGGCGGGCAGCATCGGCGGCCTGGCCGAGGAAGCGGCCGACGCCGGCGACGACGACAGCTTCCGCGCGCTTCGCGCGGCCAGGGGTGCCGTTATTCGGGATCTGCGTTCACGCGGTGCGACATTGGCCAGCCTGCGCGCCTGGACGATCCCCACGGGCTTGCCGGCGCCCGCGCTCGCCCAGCGCCTCTATCGCGATCCGTCGCGCGCGGCCGAGTTGATCGCCCAGGCCGGGGTCCCGCACCCGTTGTTCATGCCGACCGATTTCACCGCGCTTGCCGCATGACGCTCTCGCTCACTCACCTGCCCGAGATCGTCGTCACCGGCACGAAAATCCCGCGTGACCAGGACGAGGTCTACATCAACGTCAACGACCAGGAGCTTGGCGGCTGGGAAGAGGTGGAGATCACGCTTCGCCTCGAGGGTTTTCCGAACAGCTTCACGATCGCCGCCAGCGGGATCTCGCCGGTCGACGGCAAGCTGGTGCCGATCGAGGGGAACGATTGCACCATCCTGATCGGCACCGACAAGGTCATCACCGGCTATGTCGACCGCAGCAACGAGAACGGCACCGCCACGTCGCATGGTGTCAGCATCCAGGGGCGGGGCAAGACGCAGGACCTGGTCGATTGCTCGGCCGAATGGCCGACTGGCCAAATCTTCAAAGGGACCGCGCTCTACATCGCGCAGCAGCTGGTGCTGCCGTACAAGTCAATTGCGGTCGAGATGGGCCCGGGGGCATCGCCGGGCCCGGAGGCCAGCGGCTGGTCGCTCAATTATGGCGAAACGGCTGCGGAGATCATCCAGAAGTTCGCGCGTAATGCCGGGCTGTTGGCGTACGAGGATTCGAGCGGCAAGCTGATCCTGGCCAAGGTGGGGGACAAGAAGGCGGCGAGCGGCGTCGTCTATGGCGTCAACGTCGAGAGCTGGTCGTGCGAAAACAGCATGGACGGCCGCTATTCGGACCTGGTCTGCCAGTCGTTTGCGACACTGAACGCGATCGATGAGCTGAAGGGGCCTGGCAACACCTACTTCTTTGCCACCCAGGACAAAGAAGTCCCGCGGCATCGGTTGCTCTATGTGGTGGCCGAACCGGTTGCGGCGGACGTTACGGAGTTCAACAAGACAAAGGCGCTGTGGGACATGGCGCGCCGCTCCGGCCGCTCGCACGTCGTCCACGCGACCGTCGACAGCTGGCGGGATAAGGACGGCAAACTCTGGGCGCCGAACACGATCGTGCCGGTCGACCTTCCGGGTAATCGCGCCGGCGCCGAGCTGATCCTCTCGGAGGTCACGTTCCGGCGCACAAATGGCTCGGGCACGACCGCGGATATGTTGCTAATGCCGCGCGAGGCCTTCGTGCCGGAGCCGTTCGTCGTCGCCCAGGTCAATGCGGCCGACGTCAAGGGGGCTTCGTCGCAATGACCCTCGGCCGGCTGTTCGGCTTCGGTCGCGTCACCTCGATCGACGATACCGGCGATGCCCAAGTCCTGCAGGTCACTCAGGGCGCTAGCGGGACGGGCTTCAAGGATCGCATCCTCGATAAGATTTTCCGCCTTTCGCAGTTCGGCATCGCCTCGGTACCGCCGCTCGACGCCGCGGTCCTGATGATCCACCTTGGCGGCGATCGCAGTCAGTCGTTCGTGGTCGCAACCCACCATTCGCCGTCGCGGCTGAAGAACCTGCAGCCAGGCGACAGCGCGCTCTATGATGTCCGCGGCGCCGCGATCACGCTGACCGCTGACGGCCTCGATATCGACTGCGCAGGGAAACCCGCGCGGATCCACAACTTCAGCTCGCTGACGATCGAGGGCGACCTCCATGTCACCGGCGACGTCATCACCCGCTCTGCGGGCCCCACGGTCAGCGTGAACGGCCTCCGCGATGCCTTCCACGCGCACAAGCATTCGGGCGTCGCGACGGGCGGCAGCCTGACCGGTCTGACGGACCACGACGCTTAGGGTCATCGATGAGCGACATTGCCACAGCATGGAACGCCGAAGGCAGCTTCGGCGACTGGACCGTCTTGGCGCCGAGCACGGTCGCCTGGACCGACGAGCTTGGCGACAGCATTCGGGACGAGAATGGCCGGCCGGTCGATGCGCTGTTCACCGCCGGCGGGATCCTTGCCACCAACGACGATCTCTTTACCGCGGCGCTGATCAGCATTTTCTCCGATGCCGAGGCCGGGCCCGACGACAAATCGCCGCTCGGCGACGACGATCCGCGCGGCTGGTGGGCGGGACCGATCGGGTCGAAGCTCTGGCTTCGCTCGCGATCGCGCCTCGACGCGATCTCCATGGCGCTGGTCAAGCACGATATCGAAAACGCGCTCGACTGGATGATCCAGGACGACGTCGTCGTCGCGATCGATGTCGAACTCGAGCCGATCGAGCCCGGGCAATTGCACGTGCGGATCGGCTTTCGCCGCACCGACGGGACGAAACGCGCGCTGGCCTTCGCCGCCCTCTGGGAGGATCTCTGACATGCCGTATGATCGCCCCAACCTGGGCGCGCTGCGCGACCAGGCGCAGGACGACATCAATGCCGCTCTGCCCGGCGTGGATGCGCGGCTGCGCTATTCCAACCTTGGGGTCCTGGCGGAGGTCGTGGCTGGCATGGCCAACGGCCATTATGGCTATCTCGACTGGATCGCGCTCAATTCGGTGCCGTTCACGGCGACGGGCGAGTTCCTGGAAGGCTGGGCGGCGCTCAAGAACGTCTATCGCAAGCCGGCGAACTACGCGACTGGGTCGGCTGAGTTTCCCTCCACCGCCGGCCGCAGCATCCCGAGCGGTACGGTGATCGCCCGGTCCGACGGTGCGACCTACACGACGACGGCCGATGCCGATGAAGACGGTGGAACGATCACGGTCGCGCTGCGCGCCGATCTCGCCGGCGTCGATGGCAATGCGGACGACAGCTCCGCGATGGAACTCGTCACGGGCGTTTCCGGCGTGACCGGTTCGGGATCCGCTTCGGGCGCGATCACCGGCGGCGCCGATGTCGAAGCAGATGCGGATCTGCGCACGCGGATGCTGCAGCGCTATGCGGCGCCGCCGCAAGGCGGGGCTGTTACCGACTATCCGGGCTGGGCGCTCGAGGTGCCGGGCGTGACGCGCGCCTGGCTCAAGCGCAATGCTATGGGCCCGGGCTCGCTCGCGGTCCTGTTCATGATGGACGACGCCCAGGCGGCCCACGGCGGCTTTCCACAGGGAACCGACGGTTGTTCGACCTATGAACCCCGCGCGACAGCGGCGACGGGCGATCAGCTCACGGTCGCCAACTACATCTTCCCGCTACAAAGCACGATCGCGCTCGTCTACGCGGTCGCGCCGATCCCCAACGCACTGACCATCACCGTCGCCGGACTGACTGGCGCCAGTGACGCGCTCAAGACGGCGATATCGACGGCCTGCGCAGCCGCGTTGCGCGGCGCCGGCGTGCCTGGCGGCATAACCTATCTATCGGTCCTCGAGGCGGCGATCGCCGCGGTCCCGGGCAGCACCGGCTTCGTCATCACCAATATCGCCTGCAGTGCGGGGTCGATCATCGGCGGCGGTGGCGTGGGCAACGTCCAATCCGCCGATGGCGCGCTGGCTACGATCGACGAGCTGATCTTCAGCTGATGTCGCTTCCATATCCCATCTTCGACACGGATCCCGGTTATGCGGGGCCGCCTAGCTACACGCCGATCGACCCCACCGCGCCGCCGGCGCCGTCGATTCCTACCGCACCGCCGGCGCCGGCTGGCGTAGCGCCTGGTACGGTTCTTCCGCCTACGCCGCGCCCGGTACCGCGCCGCGCCCCGACCAACCTGCCGATCCCGGTGGTTGCCCAGGTTCCGCGCTATGCTGCTGCCGACTATGCGGTTGCGGCGCGCGGACTGATGCCGCGCGGCCGAGTGTGGCCGCAAGAGCCCGGCACGGTGCAGGAGGCTGTGCGCGAGGCGGTCGGCAAGTCGTTCGAGCGATCGGACGGGGCCGGCAGCATGTTGCTCGACAGCTCGCAACCAGGGCAGCTGACGCCGCTCTTGCCCGAATGGGAAGCGACGCTCGGCCTGCCGGATCCATGTGCTGGCGCCACGCCGACCTTCGCGCAACGCTGCGACCAGGTCCGCGGCCGCTTCGTCAACGCCGGCGGCCAATCCCGGCAGCACTTCACCGACTTCGCCGCCGCGCTCGGCTTCACGATCACGATCACCAACTACGCACCCTGTCGCGCCGGCATCAGCACCGCCGGCAGCCCTGTCTGCGGCGACGAGGTAGCCTTCGTGTGGGGCGTCACGATCGATGACGTCACGGGCGACCTGCCGATTGCCGTGCTGAAGTGCGAGCTCGAGGCGGTCCAGCCGGCCGAGGGCACCCTGATCTTCCTGAACGCTTAGAGGTCACATGCAGAGAATTGACGGGCCGACGCGCGCGGCCACGCTCCCGGCGCCATTGGCAACCGGGACGGGCGCTGCTGCGCCCGGCTATTTCGCCCACGGCGATCTCCTCACCGGCGTCCCCTACACGACGCTCGATCCCGACTGGTGCAACATGGTCCAGGAAGAGATCATGGGCGTCGTTGTCGCTGCGGGCGAGACGCCCAGCAAGAGCGACCACACCCAGCTCCTCACCGCGTTGCAGACCTTGTTCGTCGGCGCAGGCGGCGGCTCGGGCGTCATCATCGGCGCCAACGAGGTCTCCATGCCGCTCCCGGGCGGGTTCATTCTAAAATTCGGCACGATCAGCGGGACGTTCTCCGAAGGGGCCATGTCGCACACGTTCGACAATCCCTTCCTGACGAAATGCTGGGTGGTCATTCCGGTGTCGATCAACACCGCCGGCGACAGCGCCAAGAACATCTGGCCGCAGCGCCAGTCTCTCAGCCCGGCTGGCTTCACCCTGTTCAACAATTTGAGCGGGGGCTCCGGCACGAACTCGATCGACGGCGCCGACTTCATCGCGATCGGCAACTGAGGGGGCGACCATGGGAAACACGATCCCCGACTATCCGCCCGCGCAGCAGCCGCTCGCTGGCGACGAGCAGATCGCGGCCTGGCAAAATGGTAAGCAAGTTTCGCTGCCGGTGAAGCCGATCACGGACGCGGCGGCGGGATCGGCGAAGGCCTGGGCGCAATCCACGACGCCGCCTGATCCGACCGATCCGACGTCCAAATCGGCCAAGAGCTGGGTCAATTATCTGCTCGGCAACAGCAGCTTCCTTGCTGTGGCCACCGATCTATTACTTGGCGCGGGTAGTAAGATCGCAACCGTCGGGGCCGACCTCCTCAGCGGCACAAGCTACATTGCGTCGGTCGCAGCTGACCTCGCGCTCGGCGGCGCCTCGCTCATCCGGCAGGCGATCGCCAGCGCGGCAGCGGCGGCAGCATCTGCGACTGCGGCGGCCGGGTCTGCCGCGGCGTCGGCGGCGAGCGCGGCCAGTGTGCCAACAGGCGCCGGAATGGCAGCAATCCGCACGACGGGCCGAATGCCGGACAATGTCGGCGTTACCGGTCAGCCTGGCCTCGTGACCGACACGCTCGACTTCTACAGCGGCAAGACCGCCAGCGGGTGGGGCAGCGCGATCAACCTCAAGACCGGCGCCATCGTAAATCGCGACCAGTTTGTCACCGACTTCGCGATCGGCACCTACCCGACCAGCGACCTGCCTTGCGTCCGGACAGGCCAGGTCACCAACCTCATTCCTGAGGACGCGGTGCGAACGCCGCCCAACTTCGCGACGAACGTCGCGGTGCAGCATCCGACCTACGGTGTGCTGGCCTATCCCCAATCGACGATCCTGATGAGCAGCCTCAATCCGGGCAACGGGACATTCACCGTCAACATGCCGGTGGTCGGCAAACTCGCGATCTGGATGAACGGGCCCGGCCAGGTCGTGTCTGCGGCGGGCGCGAGCAGCCCGGCCACCGCAACCAACTTCGGCACGCTCGTTTCGGCACCGGGGGCATGGCAGGCGCTAAATGTCACGGCCACCGGCAATGTCGCCCTGACGCTGTCGGGCACGGACGCCACGACCAGCATCCAGGTCGAGTATCGCACCAATCAGCCGACCTTGTCTGTCCCGACGCCCTTCAAGGGCTCGACCGGTACACGCACGGCGGATGCTTTCCTCGCAAGCGGCACGATGCTGAGCAATTGGCAGGCACCGAGCGGCACGGCGGTGATCGATGCGCACCGTCTGTCGGATGGAGGATCGGGCGCGGCAACCGTGGTGGCGTTCAACGGCGCCGCTCGCCTCTACATTGGTAACGATACGTCGATCACCTACACCGATGGGACGCACTCGGTATCGCTTTCCCTGCCATTCTCCACCGTTGCCAATTCGGTGCCCCGCATCGTCCTGGCGTGGAGCGCCGGCAAGGTGCAGCTATACGCCGGCAGCGCGGCGCCCCAGGCCGTAGCCTTCGACCTCAATAACGGCGTGGCGCGAACCAGTGTGCGCTATGGCGCGCCCGGCACAGATGGGCAGCAGTCGCTCTGCGGCGGGATCGCGCGCGTTTCCTTCGTGCTCAACAACGCCATGCTCGATCCGGTCGATTGCTACGATCTCGCCAACCAGGCGCGGCCGATCCCGAAGGCGTCGGCGCTCGTCCGCGACGTAGAAGCTAACGAGCCGTTCCCGGTCTGGCGCAGCGGCCTCTATGAAATGTCGCAAGGCCGCGTGCTGACCAACGGCGTGTGGCCGATCTTCATCATGGTCGGGGCCTCCACGACGCGCGGCGATAATCAAGCCGGCGCCACCACCTGGGCGTCGTCGATTGCCGGGCGCTGGGCGATCCGGGAAACGGCGGCTGGCTATCCCTCCTACATGCGCGGATTGATGGGCTCGGCGGGCTACACTTCCGCCTCGGCGATGACCAACAATTACAACCCGCAGATGTCCAAGAGCGCGGGTTGGACCAACGGCTGGGGGCTGACGGCCGGCGGCGGCACGCTCAGCACCACCACGGCCGGATGCACTGAGCAGGAAACGCCGCTTGAGGTGACCAACGGCTATCGCTGGTTCCTTTTCACCAACAATGGCGGCGTGGCCGGCGTCTATGGCCGCGTCCAGTTGACGGCATCGGACGGCACGCACACGGCAACCAAGACGTTCGACTGCAACCTGGCGGCCGGCGTCAGCATGGTAGAGATCACTGCGGCAGACCTGGTTGCGGCTGGGGTTGTTCTTGGCGCTGGCGCAGTCACCTATACCCTGACGACCCTCGACAGCGGCAAGCGGGTGTCGATCGCTGGTCGCTTCCCTTGGAACAGCCTGACGCCGCACGTCATCGTCCTGACCGCAGGCGCACCGGGCTACACCGCCGAGGCGATGGATGTTGACGCCATATCGTCAGGCGCGGTCGAAAATAGCTGGTATGAACCGCTGCGCCAGATGCAGCCGACTTTCATGACGCTGGAGATCGCCGGCAACAGTTCGGTCAACCAGACGGCCTTCGCCGGCTTCAAGACGGCGATCAACAACCTCATTGCCAAGAGCGTCGATACCGGCGCCGACGTTATGATGATGACGAACCTGAATCTCGGCACGACAGTCGTGGCGAAGAATATTCAGGACAAATATCAGAACTACGCCATCGGCCGGGTACGTCCGCTGGGCGGGCGCGGTACGCTCGATCTGTACAACCTCTTCGGCAAGTCATCCGACCTTGTGTCGATGGCCTTGCAGAACTCCGACAAGATACACCCGACTGGGCTGATCAACTCAGCGTTCCCGCTCTCGGGCAACGATATCATCGGCAAGCGCTTGCAGGACCTCATGGGCCGGGCCGCGATGGGCATCTAACCGCCCAACTACCAGCAGGAATAATCATGACACTCGACGACACCAAGTTCGCGGGCGACATCGTGTCGTTCGGCGTTGTTTTCGGCACGCTTGCGCAGTTCCTGCCGGCGATCGCCGCGCTCGCCTCGCTGATCTGGACGCTGCTCCGGATCTACGAAGGCCCGACCGTCCAGCGCGCGATCGCGCGCCGGCGCCGGCTTCCCGAATCCCAGGAGACCAGCGATGGCCAATCCTAAGACGATCATCGCCGCGGTTATGTCGGCCGCCACCATCGTCGCCGGTGCGGTGTCGCTGACATTGAGCGGCACCGCGCAGCAGGAGGGCACGGTTTACCGCGCCTATCGCGACATCGGCGGGAAATGGACGATCTGCAACGGTCACACCAAGGGCGTGCGCGCGGGGATGATGGCGACGAAGGCTCAATGCGACGCCTGGCTTCGCGCGGATCTCCGCGCCGCGACCGCAACCGCACTCGAGATCAGCCCCGAGCTCGCCGAGAAGCCGAGCGCTTTGGCGGCCGCCGGCGACTTCATCCTGAATGCCGGCGACGGCTGGTACCGGCGTCGCAACAAGGCCGGCACGCCGTCGCCTATGCGCGCGGCCTTCGCCAGGCGCGACTGGCGCGGGGGCTGTGAGGCGTTTCGCGGTTATATCGTGCTCTACAGGGCGCCGCGGGTCGTTCCTGGTGGCCAATGCCGCCGCAACGCGGCTGGCGCGCTCTATTGCCAGGCAAACGGCCTGATAAACCGGCGCGAATACGAGCGCCGCCTTTGCCTGACCGGTCTGTGAGCACGAAGCGCCGGCGCGAAGAGCGCCCGATCACCGCGGGGCCGCACGATCGCGCCAACCAGCTCGAATCGGATGCTGTGCCGGCGCGGAGCGCCCGCCTCGAGGAAGTGCCGGTCGATATCGTGCTGCGGCAGCTGTCGCGTAATCCCTGGAGGTTCTGATGCCATACCTCATCTCGCTGGCGCTCGGCTGGAAGTGGCCCATCTGGGCCGCCAAATTGTTCGGCTGGGCCATACCGATCATCATTGCGATCGCGCTCGTCATCGGCGCGATCGCGCTGATCTATCACCGCGGCGAAACGGCCGGCGGCGCCAAGGTCCAGGCGAAGGCCGTCGCTGCGCACACCAAGAGCGTCACCGACGCCCGAACGGACGAGCGCAAGGCCCAGGACGGCAGCGCCGCTGTCGGCGCGGCCGTCGGCCGCGCGAATGATGAGACGAGTGCGGTCGTCACCGCCAAGCGCATGGAGATCAACAATGCGGTCAATTCTACGCCTCGCGCCGCTCCTGGCGCTGCTCCCGCTCGCGTCGACACTGTCGGCCTGTCTGCATCCGTCGATGCCCTCGTCGATCGCGCGAACCGAGCGGCCGAAGCTGCCGACGCTCAACCCTGAGCTGACGCAGACCGAAAAGCTAACGCCGATCGGCAAGCCCGAGACCGGCGAGCTGGTGACGGTGGATAAGGGATGGCTCGCGGCTGTCCTCGATCGCTTGGCCGAAGCGATCGGCGCGGTGACGCGCGGCAACGAGCGCGCCGGCGGCGTGAAGCTCGAGCGCCGCTGCACGGCGGCCGTGCTCGAGGCGGGCAAGGCCCCGGCGGACTGCCCGGCGAAATAGGCGCGACTTGCTTCGTGTTCCACGTTTGTTCCAAATGGGGGGATGCGACTCGCGAAGGACAGAGCGATCATCTACGCATTGGCGGCGCTCGATCAGGCGCGGACGCGGGCCAACCGGGGCGCATTCGAGCCTGACACCGCGATCGTGGCGATACTCGCGTTCCTCTATGCGAACGGGCAGGGAGACGCCGACCCATATCGTCAGTTCCGCGCAGCTCTATCCGACGGACACCAGGGAGCCTGGAGCAACACGATGGGCAACGTCCAGCGGGGCATCGACGCGCATGGTGCCTGGCTCGGTATCTTGCAGGATGTCGGTCTGGTCGAATCGCCCGAATTACTGCAGATCGTTTCCGAGATTCGCGAAGGCGCGTTCGCAGCTCAGGAGGCGGCCATCTGTAATCGCTATCGCATGGAAGCCGACCCCGAGACGATGGCCGAGCGGTACGGCGTCTATGGCGACGGCGGCCGGCTACCGGTCGGTGACATTTTCCCCAAGAAACCAGCCTATGTCATCCGGCACGAATATGGCCCGGCGACCGCGACGCGGCAGGCGATCGCCATGTCCTGGGGGATCATCCGCGTCATCCCGGGCAAACGTGTCGCGTCGATCGAGAAGCCAGTCACGAACGTCCGCAACCTCGAAAGCCCGTTCTGGCGCGGGACGCTCGCCAGGCCGTCGCAACGCTGTCTGGTCCCGTTCACCGCCTTCAGCGAATACGGAACGATCCGCGGGGCCGATGGCAAGCTACCGCTCCATTGGTTTGACGTGCCGAGCCAGGCGATATCGAGCTTCGCGGGGATATGGCGCACCGATCCCGAGCGCGGCATGGAATTCGCGTTTCTGACGTGCGAACCGAATGCAGTGGTCGCGCCGATCCATCCCAAGGCGATGCCGGTGATCCTTCATCCCGAGGACGAGGAGCGCTGGCTTTCCGGCGCCTGGTCCGATGTTGCCGACCTGGTCGCGCCCTTCCCGTCGCAGCTGATGCACGTCGCCTGATTCGACTCTTCCGTTCCGATCGAATAAGAACGAACAAGGAACAAACGGAGTGAGTCGGGATGGCAATCGCGGATGTGCTGAAAGGGCGGTGGCTGCTGCTCATTGAGGACCAGCAGTTCGATGAAGGCGAATTTCTGGTGTTCGAAGACAATAGGGTCATCGGACGCGACGATAAAACGCTGCATTCGACGTTCGATGGCGAGACGGCGTTGATCCAGCTCGACGAGTTCACCAGTCTGGCGATCAACCCCGGCGGTGCTGTCGTCGACGAGGACGCGGGATCGCTCGCCGGACGCGTGACGACAATGTTCGAGTTCGAGGCCGAGCCTGATATGGTGCAGCCGGCCACGCTACTGCGCCGGCCGGCATCGCCGGCAGAGGCGGTCACGGCAAACGAGAGTGTGGCCTAGCGCGCGACATTTTGCGGTATCCACAGGGGTATAGTCCCCGGCAATGATGCGAGAAAAGGGCGGTTTTCCGCCCTTTTTTGTGCCTGCGCAGCCTGGCGTAGCGCGGGTATCGCGCCCGGGATTGTGGGTATCGATATCGCTGAAACCCGCGGATTTCCGCGGCCGGGGCGGAGGGTGCCTCCGCCGCGACCATGCATATTTGCACCGAGAAAATGCATAATATGCATTGCAGGAATGCAGATCTACCGGTCCGGCCGGCGCACGTAGATCCTGCCATCAGGCCCAACCGCCTGGTCGGGCTTGTGCCAAGCCCACCACATCGTGCGCGGATTGAACCGCAATTCGACATAGCCGTGCTCGAACGCGTGCTTTCGCACGGTCTCGGCGAGCGGCTCGTCCGCGGCGCTGATCGCTTCTGACATAACGAAAGCTTTATATGCTGACCAACGCCGCGGTGAAAGCCGCGCGGCCGCGTCCGGCCGCTTACAAGATCGCTGATGGCGACGGCCTGGTGCTCAACATCGCGCCAACCGGCACGAAGAGCTGGCGGCTCCGGTTTCGCCTGGGCGGCCGCGAGCAGACGCTGTCGATCGGCCAATGGCCCGAGACCTCGCTCGACGCTGCCCGAGCCCGGCGTGATACGGCACGCGCGGCGATCGCGCGCGGCGATGATCCGCGCGCGGTCGAGATCGCGACATTCGAGGCCGCGGCGCGCGCCTGGCACGCGCACCAGGCCGAAGGTTGGTCCGACGTCCATGCCGGCGACGTGCTCGCCAGCCTCGAGCGCGACGCTTTCCCCGCGATCGGCGCGGCCGCGCTCGATTCGGTGACACGCCCGATGGTGCTCGAGCTGCTGAAGACGGTCGAGCGCCGCGGCGCGGCCGAGACCGCGCGCCGGCTTCGACAGCGCATTGAGGGTGTGTTCGCTTTCGCGCGCGCCGAGGGATGGTGCTCGATCGAGAACCCCGCCGACGTCGGCGAAGCGCTGGCCGCGCTGCGCGTCACGACGCGGCAGCCGGCGATCGTCGATATCGGCGAGCTGCGCGAGCTGCTCGCCGCGATCGACGCGCTCGAGGCGGCCGACATTGCGAAGCTCGCCGCGTGGTTTCTCGCGCTGACCGCGGTTCGATCGGCGGCCGTTATCGGCATGCAATGGGACGAGCTCGAGGATCTGGATGGGCCCGAGCCAGTGTGGCGCGTGCCGGCCGAGCGGATGAAGCTCGGCGTAGCGCGCAAGCGCGACCGTGCCAATGATCACTTGGTGCCATTGGCACCCGCGGCGGTCGCTGTTCTGCGCGCCGCTTGGCGCGCGCTCGAGGCGCAAACGGACGGGGTCGCGCATGCGCGCGTATTTCCTGTCGGCGAAGGCGCGATCGGCGAGCTGCATGTCCGCGCAGGCTATGGCGATCGCCACGTCCCGCACGGTTGGCGCGCGGCCTTTTCGACGATCCTCAACGAAGCCTATCCAGGTGACCGCGTGGCGATCGACCGCGCACTGGCGCATCAGCCGGAAGATATGACGAAGGTCGAGAGCGCGTACAATCGCGCCCAGTTCCTCGCGCGCCGGCGCGAGCTGCTCGAGACCTGGGCCCAGCTGCTCACTTCACACTGACTTCACACCGATCGGCGCCGCGGTGATCGAGGGAACGGGTATCATGCCCGACCTCGCGCCAGGCGACCCGGTCGCGGTGGCGTGGCACGGTTCGTGCTCCTCCCCCTCGCCGAGCATCTGGGCGGCGCAGCCGCCCGGTACCGACAGCCGGGTCTTGGCTGTCGGGGGAGGGGGTCTGGCCGTTTTCGGCTGGGGGACAATCAAATCAACGCAACGGCGCAGCCGTTTCCTTTCATCCTTTAACCTTCGTTCCCGGGTAGTGGCTCATTTATGAACTCACGCTACGCGAAGAAGGCAGAGGATCGCGCTTCTTGATGGCCGCCTCGTCCCTGGCGGTGATGCCAGCTTGGACGCGCGCTAGCAGCAGCTGGAGCTCGGTGTTCGGCTCACGGGGCGAGGGGCGCGCAACGCTGTTGAAGCACCCAGCGATCGCGTGCGCCGCCCGTGCGGCGATCTTCTCGATCTTCTTGAGGTTTGCCATCAAGCGCTTCCAGAACGCCTCCCAGACCGGCCGAGGCATGCGCGCCTTGCAATCGAAGTAATAGGCGTTGGGTGCCGTCTCCCGTTGCCATCCAGGCATGCCCTCGCGCTCGGCAACGGCGCGACTGCGGCGAACGTGACAGAGGAGGCCGTGGGCCTCGAGCGCCAGGATGCAGCGTTTCACCGTGCCGATCCTGAGACGCGATGCGTCAGCCAGCGCCTGCGCGCTAAAGATGAACTCGCCCGTCCGCGGGTTGAGGAAGCGGTCCAGCGCGGTCTTCCAGACGTGCAGGTAGCTTGGCTGGATTCGGAATGGTCCGCGATAGCCCTCGTCGCGCTGGCTCGTGAAGAGCTCCTCAAGGGTGCCTTCGAGCGCCTTCGTGAAAGCCCATTTCTGCTTCGGCGTACCGTCCCCGATCGGGCGATGGGGATTCGCCTTGGCGCTGTCGACATCGTAGCTGTAGGCGCGGACAGGGTCGGTCGGGGCGGCCGAGTTGTCCCTGCTCTTACGTTGGCCGTAGCCGCCGCCGAGCACCTGGCCAAATGCGCGGGCCGTCATGCCCGCACCTGTGCGGTCAGCGCGGCGGCCGCGCCATGACCAGCGTCTCGGGCCCGGGGAGGCCGTCCGTCAGGATATCGGCCCATTCCTGCGCGATCTCGCGACGCCGGCGCATATAGGCGTGCCGGTTGTACGTCGATTCGGTGCCCTTCGGCACATGCGCCAGCATCAGGTCGATGATCGCGCGATCGCCGTCGCGCTCTTTCTCTTCGGCGATTTCGTTCATGATCGACGAGAAGCTCGTCCGCCAACCATGTGGGACGTGCAGACCACGATAGCCGGCCTCGCGATAGTCCTTGCTGATCGTGTTGTCGCTGATCGGCGTCTTGCCGTTCTTGATCCCCCGAAAGATGTATTTGGCGCCCCGAGAGAACGCGATCGCGATCTTGATCGTCGCGGCGGCCTGGCGCGACAGCGGGATGACGAATTCCATCGCCAGATCCGTCTTCAGAACCGCCGTGAGCTTCATCTTGTCCGGCGGTATCCGCCAGAGCGGCGCATCGCCGTCGAGATCCTCGAACTCGTGCTTCTCCGCCAGGCGCAGCACACCCGATCGTGCCGACGTCAGCGCCAGCGTGCGCGAGGCCAGCCGGGTAATCGCGTAGTTCGAGTACTGCTCGACCCCGACCAGCACGCCGCGCGCGGCTGCGATCGTGCGGACCGCGGGGAAGCGCCCCTTCACCGGCCGGCCGACCAGCTTCCGGGTAGGCGCGGCAGGATCGGCCTCGGCATGGTCGGCCGCGATCGCGCGGGCATAGATGTCCGACAGCCGCGACCTGATCCGATGCGCCGTCTCGCGCGCGCCCCGCTTCTCGATCACCTTCAGGACCGCCAGGATCTCTTTCGTCGTGATCGAGCCGATCTGACGCTTGCCCAGGGTGGAGAACACGTCGTTCTCGAATTGCTTCAGCACCAAGGCGGAATAGTCGGGCGACCAATGGTGCTTTTGGTCCTCGATCCAGCCAAGCGCCTGCGCCCGGAGCGTCAGTTCGTCCTGCGGCATCGCCGCGGCCTTCCGCTTCGCCCGCTCGACCGCCGGGTCTTTGTTGGCCGCCAGATCCTTTGCGGCCACTGCACGCTCGTCGCGCGCCTCGGCGATCGTCATCTCGGGATACGACCCGAAGATCAGCCGCTTTTCTTTCTTGGCGAAGCGGTATTTCCAGCGCCAGGATTTGAAGCCGGTGGTGGTGACGAAGAGGTACAGGCCGTTCTGATCGGCCAGCTTGTAATCCTTGTGCCTGGCCTTCGCCTTTCGACAGGCGAGATCGGTCAGCATTCGATGCCCCCAGCGATTCGGTCAGCGCCCCCGACAATGCCCCCTGGGTGGGGGCGCTGTCCCGCGTTGACTTGAGACACAATGAGACAAAGGATACCCCCGAAAGCAAGGGAAAACCGCGTTTCGTGAGTTGGTGTGAGACAACATGAGAAACAACGGTGGTGGACAGGGCTGCCAGCGAACGAAGCATACTAAACCCCCAGAATGTATTGGTTTTGATTGAAATTTCGTGTTTGAATGCCCCCTAGGATGCCCCCCGACCGGGGATGCCTAGGCGGTTTCCGGATCGCCAAAGCGAGCGGCATGCCAAGCAGCGACCGCGACCTCGTCCCAACCCACCGCTCTGCGAGCCAGCTTCTTTTGGCGGGGGAATTGGCCGGCTTTGATTTCGCGATAGATGGTCGCCCGACTGAGGCCTGTGGTCGCGATCACGTCATCGATCCGCAGGGAGCGTCCCTGCGAACTGGGCGTGCCTCGCGCCTTTGACGTTGCGACGGTCATTCGACGCCCCCGATCTGGACGACCGAAAGTCGATAGGTGTTCGCGTTGTCGGTGTTCTCGATCACCATGCTGCAGCTGCCAGCATCAACCTCGGCGATCCCATACAATGTGCTTGCGCCTGGCCAGATAGAAGCGGTGAGGTATCCTAGGAGGATACGGGCGTTGTCGGTGATCTGCGGTTCGGGCCAGATTTTGGGTGTACTCATGAACTCTCTCCCGCTGGCGATGACACGGCGGCCGCGGGGCGGTCCTCCGGGGCATCGATGGTCATTGTGGCGCCGCAGCAGCGCGGCCAGCCGGTGCGCAGGCACTGCTCGGCGTCGACGCGCAGCGAGGTGCCGCACGAGCGGCACCACACCCGGCCGCGCTCGAGCGCTGGGTGGCTGCGGGCGAGGGTGGCGTGCAAAGACGCGCCGCGCGCCACTAGGTCAGCGGGCGTGATCATGATGTCGCCCCCCCCGGTTTCGGCCATAAAGTCGCGCCTGAACTCATTGAGGGCGAAGGCGTGGTCGAGGGTGCGGTTCTCCTCGAACACCGTGTTGACCGCCTGCACGACGTCGTTGACGGTGATACCGCGAGCGATCCCGTCAGCCTTGTCGCGGGTGAAGGCGAAGCGCTTGGCGCGGCCGGGAATCGATGCGGCGATCGCGCCCGAGACGATGTGCTCGAGCAGGAAGTGCTTCTCCGAATGCTCGACCTTGGGCTCTTCACCCCCGCCGAACTGCATCCGGAGCGCATGCGCGTAGAGAATGATCTTGTGGGGATCGTAGAGGCTCTCGACCGCGGCGAAGACCAGGTCTTCCAGCTTCACGTCCTCGGCGATCGGCGCGCCGGCGAAGTTGGTGCGGACGATCGCCTCGACGGCGGCGGCCGTCGGCCGCTGCACCACGATCTTGAAGTCGCAGCGGCCGTCGCGCAGCACGGCCTGGTCGATCACTTCGGGGCGATTGGTCGCGAGCAGGACGAATGCGCCACTCGCCTGCATCCCGTCCATCTCGGCCAGGAAGGTCGCGACCTGGCTCTCTTCCCAAGGCGCCACGCGGCGGACGCGGCCGGTGCGATCGGGCAGCAGCACTTCCGCCTCGTCCATGAAGACGAGAAGCGGATGGCCGCGGTAGGCGAGGTACTCGCGGGCGAAGACGAAGATCGCTTTGATGCGCGCCTCGGTCTCGCCGATGAACATCGACTGCAGATCCGCGCCGGATACAGAGACGAACTCGGCCGCGTCGTCATAGAGCCGCTTCATTTCGGCTGCGGCTGCGCGCGCGAACATCGTCTTGCCACAGCCGGGCGGCCCTGAGAGCATCGCGCCCTTAGGCATTTTCATGCCGTACGCTTCGTAAAGCTCCTTGTGTTTCACGGGCGCCTGGATCGCATCGCGCAGCTGCTCGAGCGCCGCCTCGTTGCCGACAATGTCCTCGAACGCCTGCGCCGGCGAGGGAACGATCCAATCCTTCACCTTATCCCGCGCTGCGGTGTACGAGGGTGGCGGACCAGCAGGTGCCTGCGTCGATCGCCGTGGATCGAAGTCGGCTGTGCTGAAATAGGCCTCGCCAATTCGATCGCTCATCGCGCGCATTGCTTCGCGCATCCTCTCGGACAAGGCCGAGGAATCGATCGACGTGAAGGTCAGCGGCCTTGCGGGGCCGCGGAAGACCCCTGCAGCCGCCGTCTCTGGGTTGCACATCGGGCAGCTCGGATCGCCGCAACCGCGCAGCTGATGCTGCTCGCGCTCGCGTTCCTGGCGTTCCCGCTCGGCCTTTTCCTGCGGCCGCTTCATCTTGCCCCGATAGTTCGGATCGTAAGGTGACCCGTATTTGTCCCAGCTCATGCGTGCTCCCCGTCTTGGGTCGGTTGGTGGTGAGAGTGGTCGGGGCGCATCAGTGCGTCGTCCCGACGAGGAAGGCCGCCGGCAGCACGCCGCCGGCGGCCGCGTTGACGATCAGGCCGAGCGACCGGAGGCGGCTAAGATTGTTGGTGAAGCCCTTAGTGCGGACATGCTGTTTGACGTGAGCGGCGAGATCCTCGCGCGGCGTCGGCCGCGGCCAATTGGCGACCGCGAAGTCAAACAGGCGCCGCTGCGCCGGGGTCAGGATCGCCGCGATCTGCCTGCGCAGCTCGGCATGTGTTCTTGGCACTTCGACTTCGTTGGACTGGTCGGTGCCATTGAACGTCAGGGTGATCCCGCCACCGTCAGCGTAATCGATCAACCCGGCACTCCGCAGCGCGCTCACGTCGTTGATGAAGCCCTTGGTCCGGACGTGCGACCCAACGAGCATGGCGAGCACGTCACGGCGGACCGGCGCGCGGAACATGACCTCTCCCCAATACGCCCAGTCGACTATCTTCTGCTGACGAGGCGGCAGAGCCCCTGGGAACGATTCGCCGACTTCGGACGCTCTCCGGTCGAGCGGGGGCGCCCCATTCCCCCCCCTGGGGCCGCGGCTTTCAGCGACCTTTGAGGCCGCCCGCTCGGGCGCGTCAGCGGGTGGCGGCGTGACAGGGGCCGCCTCCCGCGGCGCGCCCTCAGCCTTCGGCACGTCAGCTCCCCAATCGGAATGTGCATCCCTGGAATGCATATTTGCATCGTCAGGCTGCTTATTTTGGTCGCGATCGATACGGCGACGCGCCGCTTGGAGATCGTTGATAGCTGCGTCGATCGCCGCGCCGAGAGTGCTCATACGACGCGCCGCCTGATCACGATCTTTGCCGAGCTGTTCTGCGGTGGCGGTCAGAAGCGCGTTTGCTGCTTCAAGATCTGCAATGCGGTGGTCGCGCCGCACAATCGCGTCTGGATCCAGCTCCGTGACGACGCGGGCGAATTCGCGGTCGTCGGTATCGGGCCCGGCCAGTGCCTTGCGGATTGCCGAAACGTCGAGCTGAGCGAAGTTGCGCGGCTGGACGAGGACCTCGCCGGGCTCGGGCGTGCGCGAGCTGTCGAACGTCGCCAACGGCGGCGTGAACCCGCGCTCCAGGATCCTCAGCCGCGGCGAGTAGATCCAGCGCTCGCCGACCGCGAGCTCGGCCAGCGAGGACATGACCGCCTTGCGTATCTCAGGCGTGGCGTTGCCCTTGAGATAGTTATCGATCGCCTTCTGGTCGGCCGGCAGCATCAGCTGGTGCGCGATGATCGTCTGCGCCGGGCTGATCACCGCGTTCGCGATCTCGGCCGTGCGCTGGGTGATGTAGGTCGGCACGAACCCGCGCACGCGGCCTCGCTTCGCCATCCAGACCATATTCTCGCGCAGCTGGAAGGCAATTTCGTCGGCCGGTTGCTGCTGGGCGAACTCGTCAGCCTCGTCGACGACAAGGTGGAAGTTCCCGCGCACGCCGCGGCGCAGCTCGGCGACGAAGTCCTGCATGAACAGGCGCCAATCGCGGCTGTTGTCCATCGCCTCGAGGTCGACGATCGCCGACGTCGGCTTGTCCGTATCGGTGCCGAGGATGATGCGCGCGATCGCCGCGCCCTGGTCCGGCCGGATCTCGACATCGCCATGCGCACCGCCGAAGATGGGCAGGGCAAAGCCCTTGCCATCGCCGGCCGCGTTCGACCGCATCCCCCACCAAACGCCCGTCGGATCGACGATGGCGACGTGACGCTGCTGCTCGAGCAGCTGGGCGGCCTCGTCTTTCGCCGTCACGGTCTTGCCGGAGCCGGGCTGGCCGAGGATCAGCTTAGCGGTGTCCAGGACCGACGTCATACTGACCAGCCCTCCAGACAGACCGGGCAGATACTGCCGTCCGACATGCCGTAGGGCAGAGGGTGACCGCATTCGCGGCAATGGCCGCGGGCGTGGGGTGGGCGACGCATCAAGCGGTACGCGCCCAAGATGCACCCGGCGATCACGCCGATCGCAAGTGCCTGGCCGATCAGCTGGTCTGTCCCCGTCGTCATGCCGGCATCCCGGAATGCTCGGCGCCGTCGAGACGGCGGCCGGCCTGGCGCTTGCCGATGTTGACGCTGAATTCGCCGTCGCCCCACGAATGCCAAAGGCCCGGGCGTTCCCCGCGGTCGCGGGTATTCCGGCACCCGTCGGCATCGATCTCGCCGTACCGAAACCACTCTCCCCACTGCTTGAAGAAGAAGGCGACATCGGCGGCGGCGCATTGGTCACGCAGGCTACGCGCCCAATTCGCATTCATCGGACGCGCGCGGTGCCCACTCTCGCCACCGACGATGACCCAATCTAGGGCTGGGTGCTCGGGGCCATCGCCATCGTACCAGTAGCCGTCGCTGCCCTTGAACTCGAAACAGCTGCCCGCGACGAGCGCGTTGAGCTTCCAGCCGACGCCTCCGTCTTCGGGCGCTGCGACTCGCGTGAGATCGACCGGACCGAGCAGCGGTTCGCACGATAGGAACCGCACCGCCGCAGGGGTCGCGAGCAGATGAGGGATACGCTCGTCTGCCCGCTGCTGGTCTTCGACCGACGTGCCGAGCCAGACGTTGACGAGCGGCCACTTGGCAAAGCCGAAACCCTCACGTCCTGGCGCGAACGTGATCCCGACAGCGTCTAGATCGCGGCCGACGGGCGCCAGCTCCATCGCAGCTGCGACGATCCGGCATTGGGCGTCTTCCAGGTAGCCCCTCATCCGCTCCGGCCGCTTCGTCAGCACCTGGTGCTGATGATGAGGCGTCAACGCCATCACGGCGAAGCAGCGATCGATCCACTCGTCGGGCACGTTCTCGTGGAACAGATCCCCGTGCGCGTTCCAGAAGATGCGCCGCGGCCGCGTCCAGCGGAGCGGCTGGAGGAGAGCCGGCTCGTGGAGATAGACCTGGCCGGTCCACACGAATCCCCCGGCGGTCTTCGTCACCAGGTCGCTGCGGAACGACACCCGGCATGCCTGCTTCATCGCGTAGCAGTGCTTGCAACCCGGGGAGATCACTGAGCAGCCGTTGACGGCATTGACCGTTGCGTCGGTCCATTCGATCGACGTACCGTCGCTCATTGGAAGCAGCCCATCTGCTGAGCGCCGTCGACGATCATGCGGACCGCGACGAACACGATCAGGCCAAGCCCCACGAACGCGAGCCAGCGGTATCGCGTGATGACCTGGGCGATCAGGGAGGCTGCGCCACCCATCAGCGCTACCGATATCACCAACCCGGCGACCATCGCCCAGGGATGCTCGCGCGCGGCGCCGGCGACGCCCAGGACGTTGTCCAGGCTCATCGTGATATCGGCGATTGTCACGGCCGCCACGGCGCCCCAGAACGATCTCTCGGCCGAAGCCTGCGAACCCGCGTCCTCTTCCGCCTCATGCGGCTGCAGTTCGCGCCACATCTTGTAGGCGACCCAGAGCAGCAGCAGGCCACCGAAGAAGACCAGGCCGACGATCGACAACAGCCAGACGACGCCAAGGGCGAACGCGCAGCGCGCGATCACCGCGGCGAGGATACCGATCAGGATGACGCGGCGCCGATGCGCCGGCGCGAGCCCGGCGGCGATCGTCCCGATGACGATTGCGTTGTCGCCGGCGAGCAGGAGATCGATCGCGATCACCTGTCCGAAGGCCGCCAGGCTCGCGGGGTTCATAGACCGTATCCGGACGGGTCGACACCGAGCACGGCCGCGATCTGACGCGCGACCGCCTTCTCAGCGTCGTCGAAGTCGCCATCGGCCGCGGCGATCGCCACGGCGACGAGCATGATCAGCGGTGCCTGGTCGGTTCCTTTGGCCTTGGCGATGCTGGCGAGCAGCATCTGGATCCCGCCGTCGACCGAGAACTCGAGCTCGGCCGTCGCGGCGTCGATCGCCGCGCTGATGTCGGCGCCCGTGAACTGGGGAAGCTTGGCGGCGACGAGCCGCTGCAGCATCGCTTTTTCGGACGGATCAAACGTCCCGTCCGCGCGCGCGATCAGGAAAGCGGCCTGACATACCCGGTTGAGCGTCTCGCGCCCGGTGATGCGCCCTGTGGCGCGCTCCACGTCGGCGAGCAGCGATTTGCCCGCTTCCGCCATCCTGTCGAAAAATCCCATCGTCCGTTTCGCCTTTCATGGGCGGAAGGCCGAGCGACGACACGCACGTCGCCCGGCCACCAATCCGCCGTCGCGGATCAGTCGTTGATCGCCTTGTTGATGAGATCGAGCGGCGCGATCGTCTCGGCATCGGCGCCCGAGATCGTGTCGACGATGTCGAACTTGGCGCCCTTCGCGGTCAGGCCGTCGTCGAGGAATTCCAGGAACGTCTTCGCGCCCGGGTCATCGCCGACCTGGACGAACAGGAAGGTCAGCGCCTCGTCCTTGTCGATGCCGTTGGCGGCGGCGATCAGCGCGGCGACCGTCGCTTCCTGGCTCGAGGGCTCGCCGTCGGTCAGCACGATGCAAACGGTGTTCTTGCCGCTCGACTTCTGCTTCGCGGCGACCTGCCGAACCACCTCATCGGTGGGCGTGCCGCCATACGGCTGGGCGGTGTCGAAGATCTCGCCGACCTTCGCCGCGGTGACGCCCTGGAATAGCTGCGTGCTGGAGCCGAAGGCGATCACGTCGATGCCGTCGGCATCGTACTTGTCCAGGATCCTGGCCAGGCCGAGCGCGAATTCCTGGCCTTCCTGCCAGCGCGTCTTGCCCGGATAGCGCTTGGACTGGGCGCCCATCGATCCCGATGCGTCAATCGCCAGGATGAAGTCGTATTCGCTGACCGTGGTGGCATCGAGTGAAACGCCGCCGGCCGGAGCCGTCGTGGTGTCGTTCATGTCAGTCCCTTTCGTGTGGTGACGCGCGCGAGCGCGCTCGTCGGTTGCAGCCGGCGATCGCCGGAGTGCCTCTGGGTGCGGGAGCGCCGCGCGATGGCCGGGCCGAGGCTCAAGAGAGCGGGCTCCGGACCAGCGTGAAAGTGATGACGTTGACCGCGGGGTTGTCCGACCAGCGGATCTTCGTGCCGCTGATCGAGAACTTGCCGCCCTTCAGGACAGCATCCCAGTTGCGGGCGAAAGCTGCCCTGTTCAGGAAGCCGCAGTCGATCGCGTCGCGATCGTCGAGCTCCTGCAATCGGGCAGGGACGTTCGAAACGATCACCAGGTGCGCGCGATGGATCGATCGCGGCATCTCGCGCGCGAAGCGCTGACGACCGGCGCCGTCCGGCTGGTCGTCATCGGCCACGAACGCGACCAACTTGTCGCCGGCGAGCAGCGCTTGTGTAGGCGCGAAGGCATCGAACCTGGTGGCGAGCCGGAATGGCTCACGAACCCACAAGCGATCGCCGGGTCGAGCGTTGTCCAGCAGCCCGCGCGGGCGCCGAGCCTGCGTGACCATGCCGGCATGCAGTTTGCGCGCGTAAAGCTGGGTAAAGCTCAGCGGCCAGTCCGTCACGCGACCCCCTGCGCCGCCAATGCAGCGTCGATCGCCTGCAGATCGCGGATGAGGCCGCCGAGGCCGTTGCGCGTCATGAAGACCGCGACGGCATCGCGCGTTTCGTCGCCGTCCGGTGGCCCGCCCCGGAACTCAATCAGCAACCCGCTCTGGGCGACCATCGGCGCCCATTGCAGGGTCATGCCGGCATGCAGCTGGCAGCTCACCAGGGTCAGCTCGATCAATTGATCGATAGACCCGGATTCGCCCGACGCCCTGCGGCTGTGATCCGGTACCGGCAGCGTCACTCGGCCGTCATCGGTAACGGTAATCGCGAACGCGATCGGCGGTGGCGCGTGGGTTCCGTTGATCTCGGCCGAGAGCCGCGACAGCTGAGCCAGGCGCACGGGATCGAGCGGAAAGGTGTCGGCTGCGCTCATAGCATCGCGCTTCCGACGCCGCCGAGCGTGTAATCGGGGTCGGTCTTCCTGGCCGTGAACTTGTCGACCAGCTGGGCGCCGTTGCGCACGGCCTCGAGTTGCTGCTCGAATGACATCGGGCTTTTTCCCGCAGACGCGGTCGGACCGAGGGCTGGGCGGGTGCCGGCTTCGCGATCATACGCCTTCGCGATCGTATCGGTGGCGGCCGCCGGGCGTCCGGCGCCGGAAGCCACGGCATCGCCAATCTGGCAATACCAGCGCAATTGAGCAGTGGCGTGCAGTACGCGCACCAGCAGTTCGTCATCAACCGAGACGCGCTTCTGCAGCAGTCCGTGTACGCCGACGAACAAGGTGCCGGCGTAGCGGAGGACCTGGCCCTCGAAAGCCCTGGCGACGATCGTCAGCGCGCGCTGTGCCGATGCCGCGCCGTGGTTGCGATAGACCCGCGCGATCCCGCCGACGTTTGAGATCATGCCCGGCCGCCAGGCGCTGAAATTGGTGTGCGGCGCGATGCTCAACCCGGCCGCGCGGATCAACTCGACGATCTCGGCCGCCTCGACGTCGTCACCGGCCACCGCGGCGCGGAAGTCGTCGAGATGATTGATCGCCTTGCGCCCGCGATTTGCGGCGATGAACAGCCGCGCTTCTTCGCCAGGACCGGTGCATCGCTTCAGGACACACGGCAGCTGGGGAATGTCGTTCCGCAGCATGGCCGCGGCGCGACGGTGCTGTCCGTCGACCAGATAGAGCGAATCGTCGGGGCGACGTGACACCTTGAGGATATCAAGCACGTCCCAGTCCCACTCGGCGGCGATCGCGCGGATCAACTTCTGCGAGGCGGTCGTATCGATCGAGCGCTGATAGCTCGGGTCGATCGACAGTTCGCCGATCGGAACCCACTCGATTGAGGGCTGGCGCCCCCTGGGTGGAGCGAAGGTCATCACCCCCCCCCCCGATTCTTGGTAGAGTCAGCCATAAATCGCCTCCTGTTGGGGCTGGAGTTGTCGTGACGCGTAGTCGCGGCCGGTGGCGGCGATCGCCGCCGCGTGGTTTGCGCAGGCAGCCCTGGCAGTGGCGGCCCACAAGCGTTCGGGCGTCGATTCCCGCATGTAACCAAGGATGCGCGTGACCATTGATTTGCTGGCACGATCAGCAAGGGCGGCAGCGATCTGGTCCGGGCTGTTGCCCTCGTCGTAGAGATCCATGATCGCCTGCTCGAGGCCGGCGGTTCGACCATCACGGGGTGCGCGGGCGCCGGTCACTCTGCCGCCTCCTCGAGCTCGGCCTGCGCAGCCTGCTCGGCGAGTTCGGCCGGCGCGATCGCGCCGAACCGCAGCAGCGGATGGACCCAGTTTCTGCCGCTAACCGCGCGCAACACGGCGGCGGTTAGCTGGTCGCTCTTGAGCTTCGCCCAGGCGCGCAGAGTCACGCCGCTGACCAGGCCGGCCGCCATTTCGCTGCGCCGCGCTTTGTCGAATAAGTCGATCTGCTCAGCCGTCGGCCGCCACACCTCGATCAGCTGGTCGACGTTGTTCCCGCCGACCCCGACCGCAAGCGCATCGAGCATCTCGATGCGGTGCCCATCAGTGTTGAGTGCGTACCCGCTGGCGATGCCGACGACATAGGCGGCTGCGAGCCGCTTCAACGCCGGATCGGCTTGCTGGTAGAGCGCGAAGCCTTCAGGAGACGGCGCATCCATGAAGGGTGCCGACTTCAGTTGATGCATCGCCCTGCCGACGATCAGCGCCGCCGGCATTGCGTTGTTATATTCGCGGGTGCGATCGGCGGCTAAATACCCGAAGCCGTTCTCGGCGCGGGGGATAGACCCGATTCCGTTGACGCCGTTGCCCAGCGAGGCGCGCAACTGCGAATAGACCAGGAAGTCTGTGGCGGCGTCGCCGCCCGTTTCCGCATCGCGAAGCAACAAGCCGCGGAGCATCATGCGGCGGATCGCCTTGAGGATCCTGGTGCCGTCGGCCGACAGGCCGAGCTCGCTGCGCTTGGGTTCGACCGCCCCTGCCTCGGGCGTCGGCGCCGCCGGCGGCGCGATCGGACCAGCCGACACGATCGCGGGCTTTTTCTCGCCGGCGCCGAACTTCGCGCTGGTGCTCGCCCACCAATAGCGAATCTGCGGCATTCCCTCGGTGGTGATATCGACCGTCGCCACGACGTCGCCCTTCGGAAGCGGCAGCGCCATGATCTGCAGGCGGTGATCGTCGCCGAAGTCGTTCTGGGGTGGCTTCGGCTGAAACCGGAGATCCGGTCGCTCGGCTTCGGCACGGATCTCCGCGCGCAAGCTGTCGAGCTTCGCGTCGGCAAGTTGGCGCAACAGCCCCTCGTCGACGATGCTGCCTCGTTCCTCCTCCTCGTCCGCGAAGAGGTCCAGCGCGTAGCGGCCGCCGGCCTGGCGATAGGTTTCCTCGCCGATGAATCTCAACAGGCGCTGCGCCTCGGCGTCGCCGACCTTCATCGCGCGCCGGATTCGGTCGGGTGTCCGCTCGCGCGGATCCGCGATCGCCATGATGGCGTTGAACGCCGCCAGCTGCAGATCGTGGTCGTCGCGAGAGGCGAAGGCCTGCGCCTGGCGATCGGTCAGGTCACCGTCGGCGAACGCTTTGAAAACCGGCTTGGCGAGCTGACCGACGCAAAGCCAGCGACGGACGTAGAGCTCGGGTTGACCGAGCTCGCTGGCGATGTCCTCGATCGTCTGGCCCAGCGCGATCGCGCGGACGATGCCGGCGTATAGTTCATAGTCGCGCAGGTTCTTGCGCATGATGTTTTCGGCGATCGACATCACGATCAGCTGGGAGTCGGTGTAGCCCTCATAGACGACGACACGGACCGGCCAGTCGGCGGGCAGGTCGCCGCGGGCGACCAGGTTGTTGATCGAACGGTACCGGCGGCCGCCGGCGAAGGCGCCCCATTGCTTGCTGTTCCCGCGCATGGGGTGGACGTTGATGGCGTGGAGCAGGCCCTCCTCCAGGATCGATGCTTCGAGCCCGTTGGTGGCGGTGGCGTCCTCTTCATTGGTCCTGACGTTCCAGGGCGATAGGCGGATCTGACTAATGGTCAGGCTCGCCTGGCGTGTGCTAGGCATTGGCGTTCTCCGAGTGATAGTCGGGTGCGGGGCGGGGGTCGGGGAGTCCGGCCCCCAAACCGGTCGTCTGACCGGCGGCGCGCTCGCGAGCTGCCTTCCATTGCTCGAACGCGATCGCGTGTTTGGGACAGAGGTCTTTGTTGCGCGCCGGCGACGTCGTGCACTTTGGGCAAAGCGGCGCGTCGCACGTGCCGCTCCGCCTGGTCGCGACCTTCCAGTCGCAGGCGAGCGTCGAGCGCGACCCGCATTTGCAGCGACGAGTGGACGAGCAAACGATCGTGACGGAACCGCCGACGGAGACGCGATCGCACGTCACGACGCGTCACCCGCTAGGAGCAGGTGCCCGAGCTCGGCATCGCGCATGGCCTTGGCGCAGTGGTCGGCCGTCGACTCCGCGAGATCGGGCGACCCATTGCCATATTGATATGATCGCAGCGCAGCGATCGCGGCGGCCAGGGCATTACCGAGCGCTTGTTCGGTGAGGGTGAAGCCGCGCCGCGCCATCACGCGTTCTCCAGCTGAGGCGTGCGAGCGTGGCGCTTGATGCGCTCGACAAAGGCTTCGTCGGCGGCCTCGTCGTCCGAGACCGCTTTGCGGAACATGTAACCCGCCCAGGCAACGTCGGGCTTCCCTTCGAAAGCGAGCGCGATGACCTTTATTCCGCGCCTCACACCTTCTACGATGCCAGCAACGCGGAGAACGTCGCCTTTCCTCGGATTGTAGGGAAACTTGTCCGCCCAATCATCGCGGATGCAAACGGCCAACTCGCCGGTCCGCCATGTTCCGCATAGCGGGCGGAGGTCGCGCACAATCACGCAAACGCTCCCATCGACAGCCGCGCGAACTGGTGCGAGCAACCGATATCGGCACGCACTCCACACCTGGGGCACGGGTCGCGATGTACGGGTTCGGGCAAAGCCTCGTCGTCCACGACCGTTTGCACGACGCGGTGCAGCTGCTTCTCGCCCTTCGGGCGCGCCGCAACAGCTCGGCCGGTTGCGGTATCCCGCCAGTGCGGCTGGGCCTGGCTCGGGTCGAGATAGGTCGATCGACCGGTCGCCAACACCGTAACCTGTCGCGCGACCTGAAACCGCCGCACCGCGATCAGCCCACGGGCTGCCAGCCTTTCGAGACACTTCACGCTTGCCGACAGCGACGTCGAGCACAGCATGTCAGCGATCGTCGGATTGCTGGGGCACGGCCGATTTGCGTCGGCGGCAGCGCAGATCGCGCGATAGACGCGCATGTCGCTTGCCTCGCTCATTGCGGCGCCTGCTCTTCGCGCAGTGCCTTCGTGGAGGCCCGCACGTCGATGACGATCAAGCGCACCACCCCTTCAGGCAGCATAAGCCGCGACGTCGTGACGTCCTCGATCAGCAATGGTGCGGCATCTGGAGCGATGCCAAGCGCATCGACTGACACGTCCGGCAACCGGATCGTCAGATTGCCTCGGGTACCGATCTTGTATCGCAGCCCTTCCGGCGCTGGACGGACACCAAGCTTTCCCTCATCTTCGTCGCGACCGGCCAAGAGAATGACGTGCCCGTCCGGCTGCAGGCCGAGAAATTCGACAACCTCAGATCCCAGATCGAGAATGAACCGGCGCGGGCGAGTCGAATCGTGCGCGACGCTGCGAAGATAGGCACCGCCGATTGGTGTGCGGTTGCTATGTTTGGTGCTGACTGCGATCGCTTCCCAGCTCATGACGAGCCTCGCGAGCTGGGGCGCGGGGGGGGGGGCAAGG